TTTTTCTTAAAAAGTAAATGAAGATCATCCTTTGAATTACCGGTCTTTTGCCTGATCTGTTCAAGCCAAGCCCAGTAAAGCCGATTTTGTGCGGCGCTCCTGTCGTCTTCCTTCTGATTGATTCTAACGACTAAAGGTTTGCCTTCTGCGGCTGCTTTGGAGTGGTTATTGTTCAGATAGTTAATTACCTGAACAATCCCAGAATAACTATTGATTGGGAATGTTGCTGGTTCCATATTCCCACCTATACCTTATTCATCCACAACGGGACGTTTACCAGCTTCTAAAACTGGAATGTTTGCCTCAGTTGGGACATATACAATTTGTTGAATCTTGCCATCACGTAAAGCATCACCAAACGCACCAATAAACTCTTGTTTGCGGTACTCTGGATAATCTTTTGCAGCTTGACCAATAGTTTTGATCGCTTCTGCACGCAACTTGGCACTTTCAAGTTCAGCTCGCGCCGTTTGAACCTGAATCATTTTTGACTGTTCTGCTTCTGCCAATAGTGCTTGACCATTCATGCCTTGCTTCCACACTTTATAGTGAGGCCATGCAAACATAATCAAAACAATGACAATTAAAATGGCAAGAAAGCAAAGTGCGGCTAATACCACATCAGCTTGGCCTTTCTGGTTGGTTTTCATTTCTCGCTTCCTTTTTCTAGGCACAAAAAAAGAGCCTTTCGGCTCCGATTAAACTAAAAACCACCCGAGGGTGGCTTAATTCTTTCTAGTAAATTGGTTTACCATTTTCTCTATTAATTCTTGTGTGAGATTTTCAGGGTACGAAATCCTAACCTCATATCCAACAATAGTTATGATGCCATAAGGCCCATTTGTTCCAGCTATTGGGTCATATGAACCATCATCCATTAATACTTTGATGAAAGAAAAATTCTCACCGTCATATACAGCCTCATAATCAACATGCTTAACCATTGTAAATCCTTACACCAATTACGTTGGTTAAATCATATCAAAATAAATCTTGTTCTGACTCAAGCATTGCGTTGGTTCGCTTAAGCCATTTATTAAATAGCTCCTCGCTTTCCTGTCTGCTCCCTAGTTGGTAGGTATCAAATAAATGATGGCAGGAAAAACACATAGAAACAGTTTTAGAGTCGCAAGCCTTAATGGATCTGCCCTTACCGTCTTTACTAGAATTAGAATGCGCGGCTTGGCTTGGTGCTGGTGCACCACATCTCATGCATGGCAGCTTGCGTACTTCGGCTAATCGTTTGGAGTCACGCATTCAACATGGACCGTAAATTATTAATCTTGTTTTTCAATCGCATTATGATGCGGTCTATAACAAGCATTTCTTCGAGACTCAATCCAGTACGAGATAAGTTCTGGTAACGGCTTAACTCTTCCGAATATTTATCAAGATTCTTTTTGGCTTCGTTTGTATCCATGTTCACCCCAATCCATTTGACTTAGACGAAGTGAGCTACTCCTTAGCTTTGATATCCACTTTGGCAAGAGGCTATATCTATGCAGCACACTTCTCTAAATTAAATGGCACGCCATGCAGGACTCGAACCCGCATCAATCACACTAGAATTATGATGTCTTATCCAATTAGACGAATGGCGTAAAAAATAAAAGCCCCGCAAATGCAGGGCTGTAAATAAATTCAGTTTAATTTTCAACTTTGCAGATGAGCATCTAATGCTTTTTCAAGACTTGGGATTTCTGTGCCATCTACTCTGCCATGGTAGCCTTTTAAATAAATTAAATATCTCGTGTCATCTCTATCTAAATGATGATAGTAAATAGAATCTACATTAACCTTACCTGATGCAACATCAACACCATCGTCATTGATAGTATTTGGATAAAATGGCGTAAATCCATCCTCATTAAATTGCAATTCAAATGAACCATCATTAAGTCTAATTGTTTCTAAACGAACTAGTTTCATACCACACCATTAATAAAGTAATTTGATTAATAATGCGGCATGTTAATTGGAAATGCAACGACTTGATTTAATATAAGTCATTGTATTCTCAATAGTAAATTAAATTACTTTAATCTTTCCACACTTTCTGCATTCTTTCTGATTGAACATGTCGGATTCACACTCCCAAACATGAAAACAGAATACCTGCCTGATGATTCGGAGCATGTGAACCTCCAAAAAAATAGCCCTACGTTTAAGCATCGACTAGAAATCCAGTCCAGCACATCGGAATCCAATGTTCTAAGCTCGTAGGGCATAAAAGCAAAAAGCCCACCGTTTGGCGAGCTTCTTTAAGATCAGTGACACTTGCTTATACTTCGTACCACTTATCACGAATTTAAAGAACTATTGGCGCCAAGTCAAGGGTTTTCTTTGGTTTTCTTACTTTGGCTTGTTTTTCGGTTAATTTACTCCGCAATGTATTACGTTGCCCAACAATATAGGCAATACCACACTTTAAATCTTGTCTCACGGCGTTACGTGAGCATTTGCTAATGTCAGCAATAGTTTCCTCACTCAACCCATGCACGTAATACAACACTACAAAATCTAGCCATTCTTGTAATGTTGGGTTTGGGTTCATTCGTAAATCACGCAATAATCCACTTACAGCTCTCGCCTCATCAGTAGAGATTTTGCACTGTGGCAATGAGCGCTTTCTTGCATCACGCTTTACGCCTTCTACAGAATCAATCAAGTAAGTTAAGGTGTTACGTGTACCCAAATAAGTTTCAGCATTATCTTCATTAATCCATGCCCCAAATTGCTCTAACCAATTCTCAATTGTGTACTTCTTCCAATTACAAGCTTGTAATACATGCGGTTTATTATTCATCATTCCACCTTACCTTTTGCTTCACTTTCTTTCTTGAATTGATCTAATAATTTATTTCTACCCAACTTCACATACAGGCAAGCTGCCGCTCGTGTTTCTGGTGTTCTTACACCATGGTTATATGCACAACGCAGGGCCATCATCTCTTTGTAGGTCCATTTTTCATTCATGCCTCACCACCCTTGAGCGCTTGCTCTAACTTCTTGCCAATCTCAAACATTGACCAGCTCTTTTGAAGGTCTGATGCAATAGACATAGCTTTTGCAATGATTAGTCCTTGTTGATCCACCCGCTTTTGCAGCTCTGCTTTCTCATCTCTTAAACCAAGCAGTTTTTCAGCTTGTGTTTCAATCACTTCGTTTTGATAAACGAGCTTTTGACCTTGCTCTTTTATGTTGTCGTTAAGCATCTGATTTCTGCGTTGCAGCTCCTCCACTTTCGCTTGCATTGACTGCTGACCAGCTTCATATGCCTCCTCTATGCCAACTGAATATGGAATTTTTCCGTTACTAGAACACCACTCAATAAATGTCATTGGTTTATCCATCTCAAACATCCTTTGATTTACACAGTGGGCTGATGTGGTTTTCTATGGGGAAGTCGTCGCCCATATCATTGTCAATGCGGTGGCCTGCTGCTATTTCTTCTGGGGTGGCGTGGCGAATATCTGCATAAGGAGGGAATTCACTAAAACACTTAGCTCCTGCTTCATCCCAGCATTCACGAACAACAATTGAGTCGTCCAAAACAGCTTTGACATAAAACAATCTTTGATGCGGCAAGCTGTGATATACGATCTTTTCACCAACTTTGTATTCTTTAAACTCACTCATGGCTGGCTCCTTTTTCTGCATCACACGTTTCACATTTATCTATATGCCCCCACCCATCATCTCGAATGAAGCCAAACCCCTTACAAGCCTTACATTTGACTTTCTTTTTCTCACCCACCAAGAAATATCGATCTTTCTGGTTGTAGGTAATATCAATAGAACCTGAGTAATAGCGCCTTAACGCCCCATCAATATGAAATTCGTGTGGACCTACACAAAACATCCACCCCGAATCCCCGCCGCACTTTGTAAACCATGTGAAATATGCTTCTCTCCATTTCACATAACGGTCAGACAGATGAGGAGTCAACAATTCAATTAAACGTGCTCTAAGCATCTCCATGCTTGCTGACATATCTCCATAGTGATATTCAAGATCGTAGCTATACTCGCCTGTGTTATATCTAGTTGGCATGAGATTCACCGCCTCCATATATTGATTCGTAATCAACAATTGCTCTTTCTAATGCTTGCTTCACTTCAGGTGCGGTGTAAGGTGAATTTGCATATATCTTGGCTCTTTCAACTGTGTAGTGCTCAATCACCAAAGCAACTGACTCCATAAGACGCTTGAGGTCATCCATGTTCACAAGCTCAATTCTCGGATTAAAACGATCTGAATACTTTTTTGCTTTGGTGCAGTAACACAATGTTGAGTAGTAGCACTCCATATATTTACTTGGGATGCCTTCAACAACCTCTCGCGCCTTATCCAATCCTTGCTCACGAATAAACTGTTCTGGTTTCATTGGCTGCGCTCCCACTTGTCATAACAATAAAAATTTAGAAACAGGATTAGTAAAATTACGATTAAATACCCCCACCAAAATTGCTTACGCCCACACAAATCAAGAAGGGTCAATGTGCAAATGAAGTAAAAAGTGCTGTCCATGAAGGCCAATGGAAAACGAAAGGTTGTTCGTTTGTTTTTGGGTTGATGAGTCTTGGCAACCAAAGCTGCTATAACCAAACCCAGAAAAGTTGAAATACAAATAAGAACCATGATTGATAAGAACGTTTTCATATGAAGCTTCCTGAATTATCTTTACTTTCAAGAGCTGCCAATTGATCACTATGCACATTTGAGAAGCGGCTATAGTCCAGCTCAGAACAAAGAAAGGTTTTGCCTACTGAGCCGTCACGCACTTTTGCGGCGTTCACTTCAAGCAAACCGGGTGTTTTTGACTTCTCGCCGTTGTAATACTCATCCCGGTAAAGGAATAAAATTACGTCAGCATCTTGCTCAATTGCTCCAGATCCGCGAAGGTCTGACATAATTGGTCGCTTATCTGATCGGTTTTCCAATTGACGACTTAATTGCGATAAAGCAAACACTGGGCAATTAAATTCCATTGCCACGCGCTTCAATGAATCTGAGATATAAGTCAAAACGGTCATTTTCAGACGCACTTGCTGGCAAATGCGGTGTAATAATTTTTTGTAAGTAATCAACAAAAATGGCACCCAGCGAACCCTCTTCCGATCTCACTTTGCGCGCATGCTTTCTGATATCAGAAATTGTGACGGCGCCATCCATGATCATGAGAGGCGAATTTTGAATAACTTTTGCAGCCTTCAGTAAAACAAGT